TATGCACTTTCTGTACAAGTTGACAATGACCTTCACGCGGCGGGTACTGGTTTTGGTGACGGTGGTGCTGTTGTATTTAGCCCAGCGGCTACCGACTACCAGCACACTGGTTGCTTCTTTAATGACGGCGGCACTACTACTCAGTATACCGACGACACTATAGTAGGGGCTGACGTATTTACTGATGCGTTTTTCCGCGACATGATCCAGAAGCTTGATGACAACAACGTACCTATGGACGGACGTTCGCTTGTTATTCCTCCTTCGGTTCGTAACACCATCATGGGTATTGATCGTTACGTGTCTTCTGACTTTGTAACTGGTCAGGCTGTGAACTCTGGTCTTATCGGAAACTTGTACGGCGTAGACATCTACGTTTCAGCTAACTGCCGAACTATTGAAGCGGCGGCTGATAACACTGCGTCGTCTGTCGATACTCGCGCGGCACTTTTGTTCCACACTGACGCTATCGTTATGGCGGAGCAATTGGCTGTACGTTCTCAGACTCAGTACAAGCAGGAGTACCTTTCTACGCTTTACACTGCTGACACTTTATATGGTGTTCAGGTGTATCGCCCAGAAGCTGGCTTTGTGCTCGCAATCGCAGAAGCCTAGTAGTACGATTTAAGGGGTCGGCAACGGCCCCTTTTCTTTTTAATTCTTTGGAGTTGTAATGGGAATCTTTCGTGGCACTGGTGGAAGTGGTCAGGCGACAACAGATATTTACGCCTCCACTATTGCTGGTTATGCGACTACAGCCACAACTAAAGCTGATGAAGCGGCGGCTTCTGCAACAGATGCGGCTAATGCTTTTGATAGCTTTGATGATAGATACTTAGGCAGTAAATCAGCAGACCCTACAGCAGACAATGATGGCAATGCATTACTGACAGGTGCGTTGTATTTTAATTCAACAAGTAGCAACCTAAAGGTATATACAGGTTCCGAGTGGAACAATGTTATTACCGACGCTTCAACTTACTTGACTCAAAGTGCGGCTGATGCGGCATACGAGCCTAAGTTAGACAATACCACTCGCATGAAGTTTTTCCGCAGAGACAGCGCCCCGGCGGCTGTAGCGGATGACTTACGAGAAGGCGATATGTGGTATGAAACAGATACCGAAAACGTATACTTTTGGCGAGAAACTGGTGGTAATGTTTACTCGTGGGTTTTACTTTCTACAGGAACAGATGATTCCGACACTCTTGATGGAGGAGCTTACTAATGGCCCAAACAATTAAGATCAAACGATCTACGGGGTCATCGGCCCCATCAACCCTTGCACAAGGCGAACTTGCATATTCAAAAGGCAGTGACACGCTATACGTTGGTGATCCAGCAACAGCAAACACTCCCATTGCGGTTGGCGGCGCTATTAAAAACAACGCAGGCACTCCCGAACTTGCTACTGGCGTAACTGCAACCGAAGTTCAACAGTTATTGGACCTAGAGGTCGGGGTAGATATTGATGCGGCAGGTACTGACAACTCAACTGATGTAAGTCTCGCAGGTAGTCTTGACTACATCACAATCAGTGGGCAGACGATTACTCGTAATGCCATTAACTTAGGTACTGACGTAACAGGCAATCTTCCAAGCTCAAGCGTTTCAGGCTTAGGTAGCCTTGCTACTCTTAATGCAGTTGGCTCCGCTCAAATCACAGATGGCTCTGTAGACACGGATGAGCTTGCTACTGACGCAGTCACTAACGCTAAGATTGCTACAGGTGCAGTCAACGCAGACAGCATAGCGGCTAACGCAGTAGGTGCTTCAGAGTTAAATGTAAGTGGCAATGGCACATCTGGACAGGCTTTGGTTTCTGATGGCGACGGGACCATGTCATGGTCAACTATCTCCGTCACAGACAACGACGTAAACGTAGCCAACCTTACTGCTCGACTGCCTCAGATTACATCTAATGTAACCATTGGTGACGCTTCAGACGTTACGGTGACAATGGCCGGTGACTTAACTGTTACCGGAGACCTTATAGTAAGCGGTACAACTACAACCGTTAACTCAAATACTGTAACTGTTGACGATCCCATCTTTACTATCGGTGGTGATACAGCTCCTGCTTCGGATGACAACAAAGACCGTGGTATTGAGTTTAGATGGCACAACGGATCTGCGGCGAAAGTCGGCTTTTTTGGCTTCGACGACAGCGCAGGTAAGTTTACGTTTATTCCTGATGCAACAAACACATCAGAGGTGTTTAGCGGATCAGCGGGAACGATTGTTGCGGATCTTGAAGGTGATGTAACAGGTGATGTAACAGGTAGCGTAACAGGCAATGCAGGCACGGCTACAACTTTAGCCAATAGCCGCAACTTTTCAATCACTGGCGACATTACTGCATCAGCAGTTAGCTTTAATGGAAGCGGCAACGTAGTTCTAAACGCAAGCATTGGTACTGGCGTTATTGATACAAACGAACTTGCTACAGGCGCGGTTACTAACGCAAAACTTGATAGTGGCGCGGTTAGTATTTCTAAAATTCAGGGAGCATCTTTACTAGATTCTACTGAGGATTTTGTTGACAATGACGCCAAGCTAATGACTGCGGCGGCTATCAATGACCTGATTGAAAGCAAAGGCTACACTGACAATGACGGTGATATTCGTAGCGTAACCGCAGGCACCGGCCTTTCAGGTGGCGGTGCATCCGGAGACGTATCGTTAGCTCTTGACTTCTCCGAGCTGACAGACATGACCGGCGACATCGCTGGTACTACTGAGTTTATCTTGCAAAACGGTAGTACCGAGTCACGTAAAGCGGCCTCAGAAATCAAGCTAAGCGCCTTTAACAACGACTCTGGCTGGACAAGTAACGTCGGTGACATTACAGCCGTGACTGCTGGCACTGGACTTTCTGGTGGCGGTACTTCTGGCGGAGTAACTCTTAACGTTGATCTGTCAGAGTTGACTGACATGACTGCCGCAATGGTAGGCACTGATGAGTTTATCGTTCTTGATGCTGGCGCAGACCGCAGAAAAGCGGCGAGCGAAATTAATCTAAGCATCTTTAACAACGACTCAGGCTTTACGTCAAACGTGGGTGACATTACAGCCGTGACAGTCAGCTCAACTGACGGCAGTATTTCGGGCACAGGCACAGGCACGACAGGCTCAGTATCCTTTGACCTTGAGGTGGCAACTATCGACGGTGGAACGTACTAATGGCGCAAACCATTAAGCTAAAGCGAGGTACTACAACTCCCACCACTAGCGACATTGTTAGTGGTGAGGTTGCTGTAGACACCTCTGCTCAGAAGCTTTACATCAATGACAACGGAACAGTAAAAGAAATCGGCGGCGGCGGTGGTGGTGGCTCTGGTGTATCTCAGGCTACTGCTACAGCTATCGCACTAGTATTTGGGTGATCTATGGCGGCTCCAAACATTGCAAGTCTTACAACCATTACAGGCAAGACGGCAACGCAAGCTGTTGGTACTTCGGCGGCGGCAATTGTTTCTAATGCCAGCGCAAGCGGGAAGGTGTTTAAGGTCAACACGTTGATCATTTCTAACGTAGACGGCACGAACAACGCAGACATTACGGTTGTTCACCGCTCTGGATCTACAGATCGGCACCTAGCCAAAACCATTACCGTACCTGCTGATGCAACGCTTGTTGTCATCTCAAAAGAAACAGGTATCTACCTAGAGGAAAACTGCTCTATACGCTTGAGTGCGTCTGCGGCTAGTGACCTTGAGGCGGTATGTAGCTACGAAGAGATTAGCTAATGACTGTTGCCAGCATCTACGAAAATGGAGGCGTTATCGGGCAGACGCTGGACCTGGGATCTACTGAACGCTACATAGCTGGCTCAACATTAGGTACGCCCTCTTTTGTTGGCGCTACGTCTAGACAAGAATCGAACATAATTAGCGTTTCTATTAGTGGTCTGCAGGAAGGCGACCTTTTGGTTTTGTTTGCCGCGGCCGACGGAAGTGCGCGAACAATTACGGAGCCAAGTGGATGGACAACAGAAGTCGTAACCAGATCTAACAGCGTTGGACATATCGTTGCCCATAAAGTGATGGGCGCAACAGTAGATTCTTTTGTCCGATTTAGCGGTGATTATGACTCTATAGTGTTGTGCGCGTTTAGGGATGTGGAGTTTGAGTCTTTGTCTGCAGTCGTTACGGCATTTGGCAATACAATAAACCCGCCTTCTGTCAGCACAGTAGATGACAATTCAATTGTATTGGCGCTTACAGGCTTAGACGACGACACCTCGACGATATCGACTGGCCCAACTGGCTACACTGAAGGTGAGGCACAAGCTGGAGACCGTGCATCAGCGGCACTCTATTACAAGACAGGAGTAGCAACAGGATCAGAAGACCCGTCGGCGTTCACATGGTCTAGCTCTGATGCCATAATTGCGTACACGGCCGTTCTCACTCGAAAAAGTGTTACTGCGTTTGGGAACTTTAAAAACAGTGGTATTTGGAATTTAGACGCTGTTTATAATCTGTTAAAACCAGATCCTATACCCGCATCATTAGTAACAACCAATTTAATACTGCACTTAGATGCTGGAGACACAAACTCGTATAGCGGATCTGGTACTACGTGGTCTGACCTAACAACCGAAGGAAACGACGCTACATTAGTTAATGGCCCAACATTTACAGACCCGTATATAGACTTTGATGGAGTAGATGACGAGGCAACGCTGGGAACTATAGCTACAAACAACGCTTTGCAGTTGTCCTCACCAGCGGGGACTGGACTAACAATTACGTTTGCTGTGTGGAGAGACGCAAGCGGTGATAGTTTTCAGCGTGTAATCGACAAATCAAACGGGAGTTTTGCGGCAGAAGGCTGGGCTATCTATTTAGATAGCGGAATTAATGACGAGCTTATCTTGCAAACCGATGGCGCATCACAAACAAGAAGGACATTATCAACAAGCTCTCCTATTTTGTCGGCAGGCGAGTGGAACATCTTTACGATAACGTGGAATCAAACTTCTGGTAATTGGTACTGGTACAAAAACGGCTCTGTAGATACGTCAGGAACCACTCCGTACACAATGGCTAACACTGAAACAGATGCGCGCATTGCAAACTGGAACAGCGGCACAGGTAGAAACTGGCACGGTCGCATCGGGTTTATTATGGTTCACGAAACAGAGCTGAGTAGTAGTGAAGTAGCTAATAACTACAACTACTACAAAACCGCATATGGATTAAGCTAATGACTCTATATACAAAAGACGGATCATACCCTGCACCTTTGCCTGAGCGCATAAGGTTGTCTAGCGGTAAAACCCGCACGGATTCCAGTACGTTTACTGCATCACAAATATCTAGCGCAGGATACACGGCAGTAAGCGCACCTCCTACTAAAGGTGAATTTCAGCACCTCAAATGGACAGGCACTGCATGGCAGTTGGTTGATTACACGGACGACGAGATAGCGGCGATACATCGCCAGACGAGAGATGAGCTGTTGAAGGAAACCGACGTGTATGCGCTAAGCGATGTAACGATGTCGAGTGCAATGTCTACCTATCGGCAGAACTTGCGAGATGTTCCCCAGCAGTCAGGATTCCCTGGCACAATTACATGGCCCACACACCCGGATGACGCGGATTAAATTATGAGTGACTATACGGTAATTACAAACTTTGGCGCTAAAGACGCACTGAATACAGGCGACTCTGGTAAGGTTGTTAAAGGTGCTGAGTTTACTGCTGAGTTTGAAGCAATTAAAACTGCTGTTAACTCTAAAGCGGATAAGGCTTCACCTACGTTTACTGGCACAGCAACACTACCTACAGCTTCCGTTACTACTTTAAACCTTGGTGGTACGGCGGTAACGTCTACTGCCGCAGAGTTAAATCTTGTTGATGGATCTTCTGCTGGGACAGTCGCAAACAGCAAGGCTGTAGTGTACAGCTCGGCTGGTCAGGTAAAAGCAACAACTTTATCTATTGGTGACTGGGTTATTAAAGTTGATACCAATGAGTTGGTTTTTGAATACAACAGCACAGAAGTATTTAAGATAGGCACTGACGGTGCAGTTACTTCTGCTGACAACATAACCGGATTTGGGACTATCTAATGGCTACGATTACTTTAACTTATTCTGATCCAACTTCTGGAGACACGCACATTGAAGGCACGTGGGTTTCAACTAACCCAACCGACAACGGCACCTTTGGTCAAAAGATAGTGTGGTCTAATGACGTTTTTGACAGAACAGCTACAGAGCAGATTATAAAGGACGTAATCAATGACAGCCTTAGCAACAACTAATTTAAGTCTTAACGACATTCATGTAGAAGTAGGAGGCACTACTAATACTGAGTGCAGTTTAAACGACACTGACATCAGAGGTATTACTTCCTTTACGTTTGCTAATGCAGGATCTGATGGCATTGATACTGCGGCAGATTCAGAAATAGCCTTTGGTGAGTTTCGTGGTGCTGACAGTGACGCCAAGACTTTTATTATTACAAGGGGCGTAAGCGGTGATAATTTTGGTTACTTTGAAACAGGAAGAAGCGCATCTGTTACTGGCTTTGGTTCTTTAACAACAAACAAAAGCTGGGGTAGTTCTGGTTTTATTGGTTTGTTTTATCAAGACGACGAAGGAGAGTACAGACTTTTTGCTGAAGGCGAGGTTGCTCAGGCTTCGTTAACGGGCCTTCAAATATCAAAAGACGGCGCATCCGATACGTACACAAGCGCAGACGTTGATAGCTATACTTATTTTAGTAGCGAAGATTGGACTCTTTGGAAGTTTAGTATTGGTTTTGGCTCTAACGCTATGGGTGGTACTGGTACTAAGTTTATAAAGCTAACACCCGAATCTGGAATTACAGCATCTAAAACATTTACTATTACTATTGGTAATGACGGAGATGATCGTAGAGGCTATAGAGGCTTTGGTACTACTTATGGATCTATAAGCCCTGACGACGTATGGGGAGACTCAACAATACTAGAGATGTCTGAGGACGGAGATGGTTTTGACATGACGGTTACAGGTAATGTCTCTGCTTCTGACCTAACAGGCATAGTTATTACAGGTAACTCCACATTTACAAGCTCAGGCTCCGGTGCCAATACAGTTGTTTACTTTAGCTCCACAAACAGAACACGTTTTGGTTGGTCTCAATCAAGTGCCGCTAGCGCCTTAAGTGGTACACCTACAGTTAAGCTAACGCCCGGTGGTGTTACTTTTTAAGGACTAATGTGCGTCTGCTCGTATTGTTATTGCTGTTGTCAGTTGATGCTTACGGGCAGGGAAGCAACACTCAGGAAGGTGATTTAAACAGTAACACGCAAGTAAACGGAGACAACGTAGACAATAGTTACAACACAACCAAAAATTATAACGGCGCAGGGTCTAGCGGTATTCCAGCAAATACAGCGATTAGCCCAAGCCTTATATCTAGCGGTCAGGAGTCGTGTCTACGAAGCATTACAGGCGGTATTCAACTTATTGGCGTAGGCGTTAGCTCCGGTAAGTATATGCAGGATGAAGAGTGTAATCGCAGAAGAAACTCTATCACTCTGTCTAACATGGGCATGAAAGTAGCGGCGGTATCGCTTATGTGCCAGAACCCACACGTATGGCGTGCGATGTGGATGTCAGCAACTCCGTGTCCCATTATGAGAAACGGCAAGTTGATAGTAGGTAAAAGCGCATTACTAGAAATTAAGCAAAACCCAGAAATACATATACCCAATTACTCAGAAGATCGAGATTTTTACGACACAATATTAGGGGTAGGTAGCAATGAACCAGAACAAGAAGACAGCGTTATTAGCGTCTCTGCTCGTTTCCGTTCCAGCTTACGCGAATGAAATATCGACACTAATTACTACCTCCCAGAGTATTAGAGATAGTTTCAAGTATGGAATACAGGCAGTTGGTGGAGCGCAAAGTTATGCTTCGCAAGGCAAAATAGTAGAGTCAGGGACAGTTGATCCCGGCTTAATTAGCTATGCTCAATCCTCTGCATATAACAACGCATTAGCCGCAGTTCAAAATACTGTCTATACCTACGATCCGGGCGCTCAAGAGTACCTTGACCAACAGGCAGATCTTGCTATGAGCGAGGTCAACATGGCGGTTGATACGTTTGTTCAGGCGGCGCAGGCAGTTATCGAGGTAGCTGTGGTTGACGAGATGGCGCAGGATGCTCAGAATGCCCCTGATGCCCGTGAATCTATGGCCCTTCAAGAGTACATTGAAACTAACGATGTAGTCTTAGAGGATGCTGAAGTTGATTTTTATAACGATTCTTTAAAAGGCGTAGAGACTGCGGCACAGATAGCAGGTGCATATATGGCAGTAGCTAACGATGCTGAGATGGTAGCGACAGCAAACCAAACTGCATATGACATGAGAGCTACTTACGATGAAGTGTCTAACTCGTACTTTGACTCTACGTCAGGTCAACTGTTTATAGACTTTGCAACCTTTGGGGTTACGTTTGCTCTTGATAGTTACTTTAAGGGTTCTGTTGAAGTAATTACTCAGGGGTCTCAAACAGAATTTTTTAGAACATCACCAGAAGGCCAGTGTTGGTTTTCACCAGATCCGGAGGGATGTCTTGATGGCACTACAGGATCTTGAGGTAAACGTCGGCGGTACAAGCTTTAAGGGTGTGTACATTGCTGTGCTTTTATCTTTTGGCTCTACACTGGCAGGCGGTATC